GTTTATTCCTACGCGCTTGTAGGTTACTCCCGCTTGCGCGAGGATTATTGAGACGATATCCTACTTATTGTGGGTCAGCAGGATATTTAAAGTGGTCTTCAGGATGGACTGCAATAACAGTCCACCGTTCGTTGTATTGCTTATTGTTATAATCAGCACAATCCTGTGCAGCTTGCGCGTTAGTAAAATATCCTGCAATTTCACCTGCGTAATTACGCACGACATAGAACTGCGGCGCTAGTTTCATAATATTATACCTCGTTATAGTTGAGAGTAGTAGGGTATGGGTTTGCTGTCCCCATACCCTGTCGTATTACTGAGCGTTTGCGCTAGCCTGCAACAGGGCTTCCACCTGCTTGCGAGCCGTATCCTCTGGAATACCCAGACGGATATAATCGCGAATCATACGCTCCTTGATATCATCCGCAGAAACTTCCGACGGACGATAAGGAAGCAGTGCAGCCTGATAAGCATTGCTACGCGCGTTTGCCTTCAGGTTATCGTTGACCATAGCAATCAACGACCACTTTTTCTCAGTCATTACAGACTGTGCTTCAGACTCTGAGTCAACCTGCTTATACTCAAAAGTCTTTTCGATTTTTTCGCCAGCCTGTGCGTGACCATCTGGAACCGCGAACGTAAACTTTCCAACGAGTGACTTCATTCTGACCTCCTTGGGCGATATTGCCCACGAACAACTACAGTCTATCATAACTCTGTGAGCCTGTCAACTACTTTTTTGCCTCCCTTGATTTTTTGTTTCCGCCGTTCGCGCTCACAATAGGTTAGACGTTCGCCGATAATATTAGTTCCGTCCTAACAGTAGTCCCCATAATATTATGCAGAACTGTGCAGTCCCCGGCATCGATGTATAACTATGCGCAACAATGTTCGTGCCAAACGCGAAGTGTAAAGTTATGTGCAAATGATTTACATTTTTACTCAGTATTGCACAGAATGGCACTACCCATACGTGCACACCCCTTTACAGAACGGTACCATATTGCACACTTTGGCGCGCTTGTAGCAATTATATGTCTGAGGACAAAATTAGGGTCCCATATTTCGCTACAATGTACAATATTATATATGTATAGAAATTTGACCTTCAGTCCAAACTATGCTAGGCTAGGCCGCCCCCTTAGTCTGACTGAAATTTCAGTTTATGTTAGGAGTTTAAAAGTATGCCTGTAGGAACCGCAACGATTACCTCTAAATCTGGTCCCAATGAATCTGTGACCGCGCAGGTATTCAATGGTGTAACTGCATACACTGTTGACATCGCGCGTCAAGTATTGCAGCTGTGGATTGGTTCACAGCCTACATCTGCTCCCGCCAGGGAATTTGATATTTCCGCCAATACAACCATGACTACCACATTTACTGCAGGCGGCAACTGGACGATTACTCTCTCCTAATATGGACCCTGTCACAGCTATTACCAATTTAGTTACAGAATTAACTAAGTTGGTTACAGTTATCGTAGAGGGTCAGACGCCAGAACAGCGCGCACAGATATGGCAATGGTATATCGACGACGTAGCTAAGTGGCGTAAACTGTTTAAACTGGATGCTTAGTCATGGCAATGGGCATTGTATCGGATAGGGAATTTGATTCTGCTCTTGTAGATACTGGTGCATCTAAACCTCCAGTCAATAAGAGTGAATTAGATTCCCATCCGATTAAGGGGGAAGTAATTGACTTACCCAACAAAGGAAGAGGCAATAATCCAGCAGTTCCAGACGGACTTAGAAAACTTATTGGAACTGAATCTGAGACTAATGGAAGACAATCAGCTATCGAATTGGCAGAGAGCTTTGGCATCTCGCCGTCAGCAGTATCTGCATATGGTGTTGGTGCACACTCAACCAGCACATACAATGACAGACCAAATGAATCTTCCATTAAGGGAGCAAAACTAAGAGTAAGTAAACGTGCGAGGGCTAAGTTAATGACAGCACTCGCATGTATGACTAAAGATAAACTAGAAGTAACTACTGCCAAAGATTTAGCTACAATAGCTAAAGAAATGTCAGTAGTTATGCGTAATATGGAGCCCGACTCTAAGTTACCCACTGTAAACGACAGTGGCCCCAAGTTCGTATTCTATTCCCCACAATTTAAGAAAGAAAGCAACTATGACGTTGTAGTTGCGAAGGAGTAGTGTGGCTACGAGATTACTCTCAGTTGAGTATGTGCAATCTATTGCGCAGAATGAAGTAGTTGCATTGCCAGCGCGCAGGTGTCTATTCTTTACAGATGCCGCTGCACCTACAATTCAAACTGCAAATGATGTAGCATTCACAACTCCACTCGCAATGACATTAACTAATGGTTCCTGTGAAGTCGCAGGTGGATTCCTACGATGCACATCAGCAGGACCAATTAATGTAACTGTTAAACCACACTAATGGCCTTTGATAAAGGATTCTGGAAGCCAACACCGAAACAAGAACAATTCTTATCACTACCTACTTCGATATTCGAAGGAATGTATGGTGGTGGTAACGGTAGTGGTAAGTCAGACGTCCTACTAGTATATGGTGTAGCGCATCGCTGGCATGAGAATGCGAAGTTCAAACAAGTATTCCAGCGACGTACTTATCCCGAACTAAGAAATGAAATAGTTCCGAGAAGTAGGGAAATATATCCAAAGTTCGGAGCTACATTCAATAAAACCGATATGGTCTGGACTTTTCCCAGAACAGACCAATTTGGTGGAAGTGGATTAGCTAATGGTGGTGCCATGATATTCTTGGCACATTGCGAGGAGGAGAATGATGTCCACAAATTTGATTCAATGGAAATCAATCTCTATACCCCTGACGAACTTACTACATTTACTGAATACATCTACTTATATATTGGATTTACTCGCGTCAGAACCAATGACCCGAACTTACCCGCTATCATTAGAACAGCAGGTATGCCGGGGGGTATTGGTCACAAGTTTGTTAAAACAAGATACGTAGCGCCATATCCAGCAGGCGGAAAGATTATCGTAGGTAGAGGTGGTGTTAAAAGAGTTTATATCCACGCTACTGTTGCTGATAATCCTAATGCGGACGCCGGATATGCAGCGCGCTTGGATGGTATACCTAATGAGGCCGAACGTAAAGCGCGTAAGTTCGGTGATTGGGATGCTTACCAGGGACAAGTATTCGATGAGTTCCGTGATAAGAAATATCCAGACGAACCAGATAATGCACTCCATGTTGTTGAACCATTTGAGATTCCATCATGGTGGCCTAGGTTCGTTATAGGTGATTGGGGTTATGAGGCTATGACATATGTGGGCTTTTATGCAGTAAGCCCACAGAAGAGAGTTTATCTATATAGAGAAATCTACTGGATTAAGACTAAGATTGAAATGTGGGCTCCAATAGTTAAAGACTATTGTGACCGAGAATCACCGAAAGTAGTTAAATGGTGTAAGTCGGTATCACAGGAGCGAGGCCAAGAACATACTATTCAACAGCAGATTGAACAGGCACTAGGTAGACCAATTGAATTAAGTAATAATAGTCCCGGTAGCAGAGTAGCAGGTAAACAATTAGTTCATGAGTATTTGCGATGGAAGCAAAAGCCAATTATACCACAAGCTGATATGCCAATCTATTCTGAGGAGTTCGCTATGTGGACTCTTAGGAATAGGGGTGAAGAAGCACATAAGGACTATTTAAAACTATTTGACCCACAAGAGGAAGAAACTAATTTACCTAAGTTTCAAATCTTTCTCTGTTCTACTCCGAATGATGATGGCACGCATGATGGACACTTTGAATGTTGTCCATTAATGATTGATGCTATCAAAGCATGTAACTATGATAAAAAGAGTAAAGATGGTAAACCTGCTGAAGATGTAGCGGAGTTCGATGGCGATGACCCGTATGATGACCTCCGTTATGGATTAGATACTGCTGAAGCTTATTTTAGAGATGCAGTAAGTGAATTTGAAAAGATTCAAAAGCAGGAACGAATTAATCAACTACTTCAAATAAATCACGACTTTACAGCATTCTATCGCAATATGCGAACTATTGAAACTGGGAATGTTCAACAACCAATTAGACGATTTCATAGAGGCCGTCATTAATGGCTAATGTTTATCTAGTGCGTCATGGTGACGCAGTTGGAAGTAAAGGTAAATTTCATGGAATGAAGGATACTCCTCTTACATCTAAAGGTGTAAATGAGGCACAATCACTAGCTAAGACATTAGCAGATTCAGGAGTGGAGTTTAAAAAGATTTATGCATCTCCACTATCACGAACTTCTGACACAGCCGAGATAATATCAGAAGCTACTGGTCTACCAGTTGAATATAGGAAAGAACTTTATCCATTAGACTTAGGAGCCTACGTTGGCAAATCTACAGATGAATATAAAGATGATGTCAAGAATCTTATCCTCCATCCTGATGAATCCATACCCAATGGTGGCAGTGTTAGCCAGTGGGCTAAGTCTTACATACCTTTTGCCAACAAGTTTCTCTATGACGGTTCGGATGATAATGTCATTTTTGTTACTCATGGTCGAAATATTCTCCTTACAAAAGCAGACATCAAATTAGGTAATAACACCCGATTTGATAATAACTGGTTAGCTAACAATGACGTATCTACAGAACATGGTGGATACGCAATTGCAAATGGTGATGAAAACAAATTCGAAATCGTTACACCTAAACAAACTGTAGCAGGAGTATCCTAATGTTTTTACTAAGATGGTATGAAGAATTTTGTCGAATTCGATTTAATAATCGTAGTATCAAACAAGAATTCGAACATCGTA